CTTCGAGCATGTCTTTGTTCGGCCAGCTATTCGTCATGGTTTCGCTCCGTTGTTAGCGCCGGTTGGATACATAGCTCGTGCGGCTGCCGAGGCTGGCGCGGCAGCACCGCCCGGCGCCCCAGGCACCGAAGAGGGGGTAGACACCTGAGGCGCCAGAGCGGCGGCCAAGAGGGCATCAGAAGCCCTCTCGCTTTGCATCCGGTCTATCTGAGATGGTGTGTAATTCAATTCGGCCATGCGCGTACGCCACGGAACACCCGCGGTCATCAGCTGGACGTTGGCCGCTGCCATCTCGGTAAGTGTCCGGAATTGAGGATTGGCCCAAATGACTTCGCAGTCATCGGGAACAACATTGCCCATGACTCGGCCAGCCAGCTGGTACACCGACTCCCATGATTCGCCGAATTCTATCGATCGTTCGATTACCTTGCTGGTAAGGCCTGTCTCAGCCGCTGCCAGAGCATCACCCGAAGTATTAACCAACGAACCCAGCAGGTAATGCGGAGGGGTTCGAGTAATAGCCGCTAAGTGCTGAACGTCGGCGTCCACTGCCTTGAGCACGCCGACGAGATCAACCGGCTGGAATTCTCCGAACTTGGCATTCTCATCCGAGACATTCCAGAGCAGGTCGGCGCCCGGATCAAAACCGCCAGTAGGGTTGCCGTCAGCATCGGTGAGATCAACACCCACCGCCCATCTCTGCCGATAAGCCTGCATAGCTGAGATAACCAGCCTATCTAAGACCTCTGTGTTAATTCGGTCCTGAATCGGCAAGACATCCTCAAACTCGCCAAGAGTATTGCCGCCCAGATCCGGGCTATTCATGAACGGAACTACAGGCACCTCACCGAGAGGGTTATCGACCTGTCCGGTTTCTTCTTCCGAATTGTCGATCTCCCACTTGTCTACCGAACGAAACACACCCTCAACTGGTTCAGCTGTTTTCTCGGAGCTGCGGTAGTAGTGGATTGTGTCCGGCAGGTATAACACCGCCAGCTGACGGCCTGTGCTGTCGTCCCACCACGTCTTGAGCGCGGCAAGCCGCCTACGCCGGTTGTCCGGCGCCGACTCGTGTATGACCTGTCTAGGGTCTTCACCGGTCACCAGCGGCATGCCGTCGCGGTCCGGGTGCGGGCCAACGATGACATAAGCGCGGCTCATAATGATTGCCGCACGGTGGACTAGACCACTGTCCGCGTCTAGGTGGTTGGCTTGCCACCAACCCCAGGCCGTTTTATCGAGCGTCTCGTTGCCTTCGCTGCCGGTACGAAAACCGGTCACCTTGAGGCGCTCGGTAACAGATTCCGCCACCAATTTGCAGAAATTCGTCTTGCTCTGCTTCTGGAATTTGCGGTAAGCCTCTCTCATCTTCTGGTTGCCGAAGGGTACCGGATGATTGCCACGCCAGTACTCATTTAAGGTATCCAGTCGGCCCCGGTCACTTTCCAGTCTTTTGCCGAGACGAAGCAGCCACCAATCAGGAGTATTAGGATCTGCCGCATAGTCAAGCACACCGAGCCCCCTGTAACGTTGAGGTGCCCGCTTCCGATACACCTAGTATGAGACGCATACTGCATCACGCAAAACGCGAATTTAAGAAAGGGGTAGCCCTAGTATTTGTAGGCCCTTTTGTCGTGCTGCTGCCGGTTTTCGTAGTGTATGAGCTAGTACTGTGGATAGTCCACTTGCTTTAACTCAGCAAACCGTGGTCGGTAGGTGCGCCGGACTCGGCGCTATCCGCAGTATCGTGCATCGATAGCTGCTCGTCCGTAGGGGCTTCTGGAAGTTCGTCTTTGAGGCCCGCAAGGAGTGTGTCCACTCTTTCAACCTGGGTAGATATTGCGGCAACGTGAGACTCGTCTCGATCCTTGATGAGTTGCTCTACTGCATCCAGCCGATCAGACAGCCGAGCTATCGCATCATGCACCACAGTCATATCTAACTCCATCTGTCCGAGGCGTTCCGAGAGGGTCAAAGCAAGGCGCGCATGGTGGGGCATCAGAACCGCACCAATCGCTTAGATTTAGACTTCTTCTGCCTGGCAAGCACACCGGCTGCGACTGCATCCGCACGAGCCTCATAGGCCAGTACCGCGGCCATGGCACAGTCAATCTTTTTGGGGCTAGTCGGATATTCTTTGCTGATCGTGATACCAGAACGCGACGTTCGCCGACGCGCGTTGAGTACGTGCCGCCGGAATATCGTTGCGCCGCTGTGGGTTAATCGCCTGGCCGCTACAGCCTCTCGGAAACGCTCCAAGGTCTTGACCATTATTGCCGGGCGGTTCGTCCACCACTCAATAGGGTGTGTCTGGGTGGCCCTGATTTCTAGCTGGTCAGCAAACTCGGCCGTCCAGTTGTCTACATAATCCTGCCAGTGCGGAGGATCGGCGAAAAAAGCCACCACTGTGTACTTCTCGAAAGCCTGAGATACGGCAGCGTCTATGGCCACCTGATCGACCTGCCAATTTTTGCCGGCATCCGGAGGCTTCTCTTCGCAGGCGAGCAACTCTAAATGCCCGTCATCAATGCGGCAGGCGACCAGAGCTGTAGCGTCCTCACTCACCGAGCCGTCAAAGCCGAGGGCCACCATATCGCCATCCGCCAGAATTGCCAGCGGATTAGCGCACGGATCCCACTCGCGCGCGGCTATCCACGCGTCTGAGGTCTCAGTCTCGGCATTGAGGAAGTATCGGCGAGAGTCGGTGATATGAGACCGCGGATCGTAGAATTCATCAACGAGCCCATCAAGGTCGTTCCATTGCATGGCGTCGCCATAAGCCTCAACGATGGCCGAGCGCAACTCGGCTTCATTCTCTGGTTTATCACACTCTCCCCACCGGTGATCGACCAATAACCGCTCTCGCCGTGTCTTGCCCGCTTCGATAGCCTCGGACAATCGGTAGGTACCTTCGGCAACCGAGTCCTCGCCAGGGGCAAACATCGTGGTGGTTTCGAGGTACCATGTTCCCGCAATCAGTTTGCGCTTGCGCAAGTTACGGGTAACGGTGGTGTACATCCGGCGGAGATCGGGATTGTTGTACAGGTGTGACTCATCGAAACACACCCAGGTTTCTTTGCCGCCATCTTTTGAGGCCGAGGAAGCAGTAGATGGGGTGATCTCGCCACCACCAGGCAGCAACACCCGAGTAAGCCCCGCATCAACGCCTATCACGTCGGATAGAGGACCCTCAGTCAAATTAAAATGGATGGTGTCGTAAACCAGCCCCGTTTGTGTTTCTTCTGTGGCCATGCAACGGATGTACGGAACCTTGACCGGTCGGCCCATGGGCTCGCCCGGCTCGTACTCGTAGGTGAAGCCCAGGCCCCAGGGATCGCGGTACACCTCGCCTCCGAGGGCAAAACCCCCGAAGCGGCACGGTGCGAGGGCCTCAGTGAGCCCCAGACGGCCGCCAAGACCGGACTTGTCACAACCCTTCGGCCTGCTGAAGAAAGCCGAGTCATACAACCGGCGGCCGTTCTCATCGAGGGTGTAGCAATCAGCGATGAAGCTCGAAACTTCGTCACCGTGCCGCACAGATTCGCCTTGGACGTCGCCCGGACCATGAACGGTGAAGTACTCCATCCATGCCAGCAGCAGCCAGCCGAGGGTGCGAGTCCGATCATGATACTTAGCGTGCACGAGACGGCGCGGCATGGCGTCACCTCGCTACGGCTAGTTTTCATTAAATGGTTTGGGGCTCGACCCCACACCCTTGACAGGTGTACACCTTCCATTCCCACAACGAGGGATCGTACTGAGCGCCTTGGAGGGTCACTTCTCCCTCGAAGTATTGACAGTCCGCTGTCTGGCAAGCGACTGTACGTTGGCCTGGGTCGGGGGTAGCCATGATACGGTCCTTTCTACGTGAGTTCTGCATAAGTCATACGTGGTGCGCCGGATGCGGCGAACGACGACGCGAGGACAGAACTCGGCATTGTTGCTTGGCTAGGGACAACGGCGTATGCGCGCGGGGCCGTTGCCATTATTGTCCCGACAATGGCGGCGTTTGGAAACGTTAACCCGTAAAGAGTCGGTAGAGTGACCCCGGATACGACTAATAGTCCTAATGCATACCGTACGCCAGCTACTTTGGACCACGGAGTCACCCAGCTCCGTGTGTAACCCACACTGCCACCGGCCCATAAAGTAGTGTCATTCGTGATTATCGCGATTTGAGTGAGGTTACCGCTGCCATCTTCACTGAAGATGGCTAATTGACATACCGTTGGTGTTGCGGTGGCGGCCGTCGCGCTGTAGGTCCGTATATTGGTGCAGGTTTCCGTCTTCTTAGCCTTGAAAAACGTTAGATACAGCGTCTGGCTAACAGGGGTGCCAGGAGCCAAACCTAGCGTCAGTCTAGGTGTCGTCGTCTCGCCCGACGTCGTCGCGTACGAGTCAGCGAGGTCAACAAAGCCGGGCTTATTGTCGACATATTGCTTCGTTGCAACACCTAATGCAGACAATGGATCGGTTGGCAAGATAAGTGTGTCAGTGCCCGACAGTTCTTGCAAACCACCTGCGTTGTTAACGATCGGGCGACGGTCTGTCATTAGGCCAGTGCGATCGGCTGGACGAACGCGGCGTGAATCGCAGTCGCTGACACAGCAACCCCAAGCCGTTGCACGACCTGACCCGACCCGGACGGGGCCGACCCCGTCGCCTGACCCGGAGTCGCTGCTGACAAATACACCACCCCCGGGGTCATCCCGGTCACCTGATTGTTCAGGTCATCAAAAAACACCGTCGCGGTGGCTGAACTGGATACCGCGGCGAGGACGTACCCGTGGGCTTCTTTACCTGCCACTGATGCGTCAGCTTTGCGGACCTTCGCACCGGTCGAGTTCCACACATTGACGAAGTCACCAGCAGCGAGCGCTTCGGATGCGGTGATAGCTTGAGTGTCCGCGCCGATCCCGGACGGCATGAACGAGTTGTCGAGACGCCCGGACCCGTCCAACGCTGGAATTGCATTTGCGCTACCCGCGCCAGCGGAGGTAGCTAGGGCCGCGATCTCAGTGATCGTGCCCCCGTTGTTCGTTAAATACTTGTTGATAGCCATGTAGTTTCTCCTAAGCTAGCGCGATAGATGGAGACCGATCAATGAACACTGATGTAGGGGTTACAGCAAATCCAATTTGCGCGAGAAATAACGCACCTGGTGCGGTTGGTTGTGTTTGGGTAATAACCCCGTTTACTCCTAAGTAAAGTGGGCCAGGGGTCCATGCCCATGTCGGCTCAACAACGGGACCATAGGCAACCGCAGAAACTAAGGCTTCGGCGATAACAGCTCCGGTAGTTACCCACAAAGGGGCTCGAATATGTGCCGATGCGCTATTACTCGCATAATCAAAAGTACCATCAGACAACTCTGTAATCACCCGATGTCCTGATAATGCCTCAGCAGCAATGCCACTAACAACTACTTGAGCACTGCTGCCACTGCTAACAAATCCCGGAGCCCACAGTCCATTGGAGTAAATAGGCACCATGCCATTTACAGCACCCGCAGTAGATACATCAGTGAGATTATCTAGCGACACACCTTCAGCAATAACAGGTGTTATCGGGCTCATCAACCGGTCACGTAACCGCTGAGTAGAAGGGGTATCGGCGACCGTAAAAGTGTGGCTAACCCCATTCGGCTCGTTAACTATATAATATGTCGAACCTTCATACGACGATTGGGGAGGAAGTGTGGCAGACCACAACCCAAAAGAATCGGTAACCCCGGACCACACAGCTGCAGGTATTACTTCACTGCTGCCGCCTGCCGACCACTGACCTACCAAAGATACTGTAACTCGGTACCCAACTAAAGGTTGGCCCCCTGCACTAACCACATTGTTAACGACCGTGGGCATACCTATAACTCTCCTCACGGTCTAAGGGTGGTATTATTCGCCAATGACTGAAGCTAGCGGCTATGCGGTGCCAGCGACCGACTCTATGTGGGAATGGCAGTCCGGCAACCCCATGGCCAGAGAGGTTGTCAAAGTAGTAGAGACCCGCGGCGCTGAGCAAGGCTCGATAGGCTCTGTGTGGATCGAAGGCCCATCAGGTGACCGCATTGTGAGCCTAACCGACTTCGCAACCCAAGCAATGCCCGCAACCCTGAGGCGGCACAGATGATCAAAGGTTACGAATTCCAAGTACAAGTAGCTATTCCTTTGGAGATTTGGCGACAATTTTTGCAGTGCGCAGACCCAACTGAGATTGCTCGGAAAGAATTAGAACGCCAAACACTGATCTGTGCAGGCCGAGGGCGAGTGGAACTAGACCCCTTATGGAGTGTTACCCAAGTGACCAGAGAACTACAAGCCAGCCCATTTGGCGGGCTAGAGGTCGTGTTAATTCGCGGTCTAGTCCTAGGAGCCCGGCAACCATGCCAGAGGTAGGCGTACGCATGGCCGCCTGGCTGCCGCCGGACGCAGCTGGCGACCTACCCATGGCCAAGGCCCTCCTAGAAGGCCTTGTACTCAACGCTGCGGACCGCGGGGAGGTTGAGCTGGCCGCGGGCTGGCAGATGACCGAGGTGACATCTGATGTCCGCTGTAGCCACTTCAGCGACGAACGGGTCTGTTGGGTCACCGGGGTTGCCTTCGGAGCCCGGCGGCTATGACCGTGCTGCTGGCGCTGTGCGAGGCGCGCCCTACGCCGTGGTGGGCTTGGTTGCTCCTCGGCCCAACCTGCCTGCTGGCCCTCTGGTCAGCCGTAGGATCCGTGCTGCTGATGGCGCGGGACCTTAAGAGCCCGAGAGCCGGGCGCGACGGCTAGCGATGTCTGAAACCGACCCTGACCCCGCCTGGGCTGGCCGCTTGGCGTCCTCAGTCGGCGTCGTGACCTTGATCTTCAGGCGCATGCGGTCTTCCGGCGTCGCGCCAAACTTGGCCAGGCGTAGCCGGACCTCCGAGGCAAACTCCCAGCGACCTTTAGACCACATCGTGTGGTGCATCAAAGCGGTGTCCAGCAAGAATTCCCAGCCAAGATCTAGCTCGTTCTTTAGCAGCGGCAGGCTTCTCAGAGAATCCCACAGCGCCACAGTCCGCGGATGCCAGCTGGCCCCATCGGGCAAGACCCCTTCTGGCAGCTCAGGTCCATAAAGCTCGCCGTCTGCTTCGACCTCGGTTACCTCGGCCTCCCGGCGTGCGGTGTCATTGCTTCTTGATCGCACTGCCTTGGGTGCTGGCCCTCTTCCAGCCATTCTCGCCTCCTAATTTAATCATCCAGACCTACACGCACTGCGAGCCGCAGTACCTCCCGGTGAGGGGGAAAGCCGCGAGAGGGTATACCCCCACCCTCCATCTGTCAAGCTCGACAGGCATTTATTTGCCCCCTAATTTTCAGCGTTACACCGGAGGGCCAGAACTAGGGAGAATCCCCTAACCCTAATGGCCACCCTCCCAAGCCCGCATCATGACCGGCGCTGGCCCTACCTACCGGGCTCTACTTACCCACCTACAGCAACCCAGGATGGTGCTCTGCTGGCCTAGCCATGCGATAGCGCCATCGCGCTTGGTTGCCCTCAGCACTGGACTTCTGTGCATGACAAGGCGTGGTGTGTATGAGGCCGAGGTTCTCTAGGGAGTGGTCATCACCCCTCCGCTTGTGGTCTACCTGGCTACACCCAGGCACAGCACCACCACACCCGCACCACCAGCACACATCACCATCACGCTTGCGTACCTGGGCACACAGCTGAGGCCAGTTATCAGGCAGCCTGGCTGAGCGTGTGCTACCTACCCAATTGCCTGGCATAGGGCCTCCTATGGAGTATTGGCATCCTCTGCCCTGCTACCCTGATAGCCCGAGAAATGACCAACCGCATTCGCATAGCAGGAGATTATGCCTACCCACATTACCGAATCGTGCCACCATAGAACGGTAGGGACAGTAAGCAATACCCAAGCGTATGCGCCCGTAGCATGTAGCCGTCTGTAGAAAGTGGGGGTGAGTCGAGGGCTAGCCTGGGATTTCTTCATTGGGCTTCGACATGGTCGGCACCCTACGCCATTCGATGATAAATCGAACGAGCACGACCGCGAATAAAAGACCGCCCACTAGGGCGGCCATCTTTGGGGCTGTTCTCTGCTTAGGAGCAGGTTGAGCTATTGCCTGCAACTGATCGAGAAATTCTCTGAGCAAATCTCGTATATCATCCATCAGGTAGCCTCTCTGGTATAGATGGCTCTTCATGACGAAATCGCCACAAACCCCGGTAAGCGAGCACCACACCCACCACAGATAAAACCAGCCTGTATGAGGCAATGTTGCCGAGATTCTCGACTTCTGTGCCGATAATCACAACGGCGAAAATTGCCAGAGCCATATACCGATCTCGCTGCCCTCCATGCGGCACAGAACGAGCCCAGGCGGTACCGAGGGCAACCATCATGCCGAGAGCGGCGAAAATCGTTGCGAGGCGCACAGTGTCGAAAATTACGAGATACCAAGTACCGAACGGCAAGTGCGGGCCATCTGGGCTACAAAATATCGGATTACAGCCACCCCGAACTAGATCACCCATATGGCGTAACCTCCTGGGGTAACGCTAGGATGGTAGGATCCGATATAGTGAGTGTCAGGCACACAGCAACTAAGGAGCCGGGAAATGATCGACACCTACATCACCAGCACAAATCTCTACCTCGGCACCTGCAAGCCATGTGACCGGCCCTACCGGATCGACCTAGGCGAGCGGGCAGTCCAGCAGTACCAGCAGGTTGCCTGCCCCGGATGCGGCAACGCGATGAACGTCGAGCGCCTAGCCTCTGTGTTCACCGAGGAGAGCTGTGACCCGCGGTGCATGGGCGCTACCGGCCCAAGCTGCCAGTGTGCATGCGGTGGCGAGAACCACGGAGCTGCATGGGGCAAGACCGCCACTACCTACGAGCTGGAGTCGGCTGTAGCTGCGCTGCGCGCTCGTCAGGACCGCCTAGCCAAGCAGCGGGAAGCCCGGCGGGCACAGAAAGAAACTCGGCAGGCGAATTTGTTTGCAGAGTGGACGGCCGAGGGCAACCAAGATGTTGTTGATTACCTGCTCAACGGCAGCGACTTCGGCAACTTCCTCTTCGACATGTTCGAGATTGTGTCTAGCCAGAAGCCTCTTACTGTCAACCAAACTGCGGCCGTGCGCCGAATCATGGAGCAAGAAGCCAAGCGTGCAGCCAAGCAGGCGGCCTACGAAGCCACCAAGACGGCAGCGCCGTCGGGCAAGGGTATTACGATCGAGGGCACGGTCATCAGCGTCAAAGACCAGCCCGGCTACGCTTACAACACCGTTGACTGGAAAATGACCGTTGAGTGTGACGGCTACCGGGTATGGGGCAGCGTGCCTAGTGCGTTGATCGGCAACATCATCACCGCGGGCTGCTATGACGCGCTCAAGGGCCAGCGTGTCCGCTTCGTAGCGAACGTAGAGCCAAGTAGGAACGGTGACGCTAGTTTCGCCATCTACAAGAGGCCCAAGCAGGCAGAGAAGCTGTAACGAAGCTTGCCTGGCACCCGATATACCGGGTGTCAGGCAGGAACGAATCGAGGGAGTCACCGAGATGCTAAATCCAAGCAACTACCGCCCCAACCGCTGCGAGGGAAGCAGCAACTACCCGCGCAATGACGCTAACCGCACCGAGGGGACCGGGGTTTGCTCCACCTGCGAGAAGCCCCAGTTGCTCACCAAAACGGGCCTAGTAAAAGCTCACGACAAGTAACGAAGACAGCCTGGCACCCGATATACCGGGTGTCAGGCAGGAACGAACCGAAGGAGAGCATAGTGAGTGCAGGCACAATCACCGCCGGGTACCCCGTACACCGCGTAGCTACGTACCGGCCATGGGTCAACCAGCACCGGGTGCAGTTCACAGATTATGTAGCCGCGTGTGGCAAAGCCGACACGCTAGCGGGCAGCAACCCCTTCGGCCAGGCAGGCACCGCGCGCCGTCTTGAACTATGCCCCATCTGCTTCCCAGGCAAGACCTGGGGCGCAAGTTTCCCAGATCCTCAAGAAATCAAGTAACACTCCAAACCCAGCGAACGATATAAGGGATATGAACGACATCAGAATCGCCCAGGCCCGCAACATCCGCCAAGTGCAGTTCGATTACCTAGGTTCCGCGATCGGCCTCTGTGCACTAGCTCTGCTCACCGCGATCACGCTGTACCTGCTAACGCTGGTCTGAGGGCCTCCTCAAGGCTCACCTGAGGCACCCAGACCTTGTGCAACTCGGTTGGATCGCCAACGCGGTAGCGGACACCCTGGGGCTTGTCTAGATGGTGTTGGAGAGCTGGCCGGTATCCGGCAGCCGAGGTAACCAGTCCGGCCAGCTCGTTGAAGCTCGTAGGTACGCCCGTGCACAGGTTGAGCGGGCCAGGATAATCTTGATCGATAGCAGCCATGGTCGCCGCGATGACATCACTCATATGAATGAAATCACGAACCTGGGCGCCGTCACCCCAGACATCGAACGGATCCGCCCGGCGCCTCGCGCGCTCGATGAAGGCCCCAACGGGGTAGCTCGCATCTTGGTCATCCGCCCAACCGCTAAACGGTCGGAAGACGTGCACTCTGAGGCCCTCAGCCGCAGCCTCCTGGGCGAGACGTTCGCCGACGAGCTTGGCCCAACCGTAGGTGAAATCCGCGGGCTCAGGCCAGCTCAGGCTGATATCAACTTCACATAACCGGTAACCTGCCCACTCGGCATCTTGCATGGTTATCGGGTATGCGGCTGAGCTTGACCAGTAAACAATATGGGCTGGCCGAGTGCGTAGAGCCCACTCGAACATAGCGCCATCCAACTGCACGTTATAAGCGCCGATGTACGCCGCGCGGTTCTCGATATCGAGTCGGCCACCTACGTGCGCAGCGCAATGCACAACGAGATCATAAGATGGCGTATTCAGGTCTACGAAAAAATCACGCGCATCATACCGGGATTGTACATTAGGAGATTTAACATCTATGGGTGTGACTTCCCAACCACTATCAAACAAGTATTTCGAGAAATGGCGCCCGATCAGCCCGGCTGATCCCGTGACGAGAGCTGTCTTCATACGTACCGGCTCCGTCCGACGATAATTTGGCACCAATCAAGGGATTCATGTCTCATCACTTCGCAGTGCCATGAGAACATATCGGCGTATCCGGGCATGTCCCAGCCCCAGGCGTGTTCGGCCGCATGGTGCTCTGGAGTCTCGCTGTGTGGTGAGGAGGCCACTATGTATCGGCAGTGTCGGGCCACCCAGCCCACCACGCCGTGAGGGTCGGCAACATGCTCTAGCGTTTCGGTCATCACCGCTAGCTCACCCCAACGGATATCCGCGCCTGGGTAGAGCACATCTCTGGCCTCAGCTGTCACCCCCCGCTCAACCCAACCAGCTACATTTGAGGGCTGAAAATCATAACCCCAAGCATCGATACCGCCCAGCAAAGAAAGCAGGCCGCCATCTCCGCAACCGAGGTCAACTACTGAGCTGGGCACCAGAGAGCGAATGAGATAAGCAACGCGCGAAAGCCTACCGCTGTGCATTTGCTGTTCTAGATGCGGTGCTCGTTCCCGATCGGCATGGAATACCTGAGTGGACACATAAGGGACGGTGCCCTCCTCGAAGAAGCGGTACTCAGCCATCTATAGCCTTCCGGGCCATGAGAAAATTTCTGGTCTCATTCTGTGTGCCGCGGTACCGCTCTGTGGGGTGCCACAGGTGCCAGGCAACTCCAGCATGATGGATGGGAGGGCCGATAGTCTTGGCGACCGTGGCGTACCACGCATTATCTTCAAATCCCCAGCCGGTAAAGCGTTCATCCATTCCGCCAGCTTCGAGCCAGGCGCTAGCGCGCATGACCATCACTCCACCCTGAGCACTCGGTATCGAGTGCTCGATCTGCTCAGGGTTCGGCTGCTGGCCAGCCAGCACACAGGCCGTGCCCGCCTCAGAGAGGTAGTTGACGACAGCGAAGGGGTAGTGCAGTCGGCCGTCATAGGCGCGCCGGATGGCGGCAGCGAGGCCCTGAGAGTCCGGCAGCGTGTCTGCGTCGCAGACCACCACGATCTCTCCCGGATCTGCATGCTTGACCCCTAGATTCCGGCTGGCCGCCCGGTTGAAGGGCTCGTGGCCCGAGTCCGCCAGCACCATCGGAGAGCCCGGCAGCAGATGTCTGAGGGCTATGCAAACCGCGGTGCAGGTCAAGACACGGTGGCCATCGTCGCGCCACGGCACCACAACGAGAGGCAAAGTCACCCCCAGATGGGTGTAACGCTGAGATGTTAGGACCCGATATAGTAAGGAAGTGGCCCACAACTAAAATCTTAAACAAAAGGAGATCAGTATGGCGCGTCACAATGAGATTGACTGCCCTAAAGGTTGCGGTCACCCACAAGGTGAACATTACATATCGGGAGAAATCAACAGCCGCAGTGAGCAATATGATTGTGCATTCTGCTCTTGTAGTCTACGCCCGAGAAATCTAACTGTTGGCCGAGGTATTAAGTACGTCGAAGGAGTCGGCTGGGATTACGCGTAATCGCCAAGGTGCCCCGCCGATGGCGGGGTATTCTTGTATCTACAGCAATTCGCGCAGCTTCGCTATATCGAGATGAAAATCGCTCTCCATGTATTCGTAATAAGCTTCGCTATCGGCCTTAATCATCTCACCGCTGTTGACCTCGCGGTACCCGGCATCGTTGAGTGCTTTGCCATTAGCCGGGTGCATGTGCTCTAGGACGACATTATCCAAGTAGGTGAGCGTGCCAAGGGCCTTGCCCCACTCACACCACACGAGATCAGCACAGAGATGCAGCAAACTAGGCGGCACCATATAGCCGAGGGTGGATATGATATCCGAGGTCATCACAACCGCGGTAGCCATCTTCTCACCCTGCAAGAGGTCATTGCCGTAGGCGATGCTCGCAGGCGACTTGGCCAAGACCTCGATAAAGCGCGAATCCCAACCAAGGGTGCGGGGTCTGTGGTCATCGCCCATGAATCCCACATACTCGTATTCCACACCTTGACTTGTGGCTACCGCGTTGAGCGAGCCCACCATACGAAGCCTTGGGCCTACGAGCAGCTGAGCATTGAGCATCCAGGCCATTTGAGTTTGGTACGTACCTAACTGCGGGTCATCATCGTCAACAACAAAGAGAAGCTGGGAATTGCCAGTGACCGTGGCCATCCACGATGTGTACAAATCACGGGCATTCTGTGGTCGGCCGCGCGTCGGCACGATCACAAGCAGCTCAGTTGTCATCTGTGGCCCTTATTTCCCTTGCCATCTCCCGGTTTCTGTTCACTAGGTGCGTGCCCAGGCCAAGCCCCAGTGGCTCTGTGGTGAAGATTCGCACAGAGCCCGTCTACAACTTTAGGGCCGACATACTTGCTCAAATTAACTCTACAGCGGTTGAAATCACCGGCCACACCCCATTGAATTTTTGCGGCTCCCTCACCCTCAGCCCAATAGTGCATGAGCCGCTCGGTATCCGCAGCATCTTGAGGTGTTGCTTCCCGTCCGGCAACCATGACCCCTCCCTACGGCAGCTGCAACACCTGCCCCGGCTGAACTATGTACGGCGCTTTGAGGTTGTTGAGCGTGGCAAGTCGCTGCCAATCCGTGTGGTTGCGTTCGGCCACCGTGGATACACAGCCGCCGGGCTCGACTACGTCTGTGGAGCCCCCAGGGATTAGCTCAGGCCCCATGAGAATGTCCGGGCGAGTAACCGACGCAGGCACGGCAGGAGCCACTACAGGGGCCGCGTGCCGCGGTGCCGCCGGGCTGGCCACGATCGGCACAACCTGCCGGGCACCTCCGTCGTAAGCGTGTCGGCCGCACACCGGCCATGCCCCAAGGCCTTGGGTGCGCTTGACGTTCTCAGCTACTCGAATCTGCTCTTCTCTGCTGGCCGAGGTGGGGCTACCGGTGCCCCCGTTGGCGTGCCACGTAGACATCGTGAATTGGAGCCCGCCTACGAACCCGTTACCGGTGTTGATATGCCAGTTGCCGCCGCTCTCACAGGCCGCAATGGCATCCCAGTTGACATCTGCCGAGGCCGAGGCAGCGAGCGGGGTAGCTAGGGTGGCGCCGGTCGCCAAGACCGTAGAAGCCACCACAAAGCCCGGCGTGCGAGGACTGCGGGGCCGCTGGTATCGATGCTTTCCAGTCATGCCGGGCAGCATGCAAGGACACAGGAAGATCACGAAACGAATATAGCCCGGCTGTCGGCGAACGGTCGCCCACCATCGGTGAACGGGCTAGGTTTTCTTCACCGTGTGGAAGACACCGAAGGCCACTGTGACTACAAATAACACCACTCCGACGATAGCCAGCCACAGCAGCGCCTTGACAATGAAACCCACAGCGATGAGAATCAGCCACAAAATCAGCAGCGCGATGATAACACCCATTACCCTACTCCCGGCGGATTAGGCACCAGTGAAGCGAACACAATCAAATCGTCGCCGTAGCCAACGGTCCCACCAACCCAAGCACCTGTGCAGGTAATAGCTCGGATTTCTGGTATAGAGGTTGGTTGATAGACAACTTGAGTCGGGAAAACAGTCTTAGACCGCTGCAATACCCGGTACACCTGAAAGGTAAGAACCGTACCATCTTTAAGCGTAATCGTAATGGTATCGCCGATCTGGAGTTTGCCCAGATCGTAGAAGATACCTTTCTGCTTGGCTCCGTCGATATGGCCGAGGACCACAGCCGGGCCAGGCTGCCCCGGAATGACACCACTAGAGCATATTTTCTGAGGATCTACGACACAGTAATAACTAGCCTGCTGTGGGTGTTTTACATCCGGGGCAGCAAGCGACTGATCAGGGTTGAGACCAGTAGGGATCAACGAAGAGTGCGCATTAATCCTAGCTATGTCGATTCGAGCTGGAGCAATCCTCGGCACAGTAGGAGCCACAGGTGCAGGAGTGGTAGTCGCCGGTATTTTCACGACAGGATGGCCTTGACTAGGTGCTGCACTACACCCAGCCAAGGCCACTGCCGCGACGGCTAGCGTCGCAATGAATCGCACTTACCCGGCGTACCGGTCGGCCGGATCGACAGCGCCAGTCGGTGCCGCACCTTGAGGCACAATCCCAACCTGAGGATTGATAACGGTTACCGAGGGCGGAGACGGAGCCCCCACAACTGGCGGAGGGCTCACAACCGTGGTATCCGGGGTTGGAACATCCGGCGCAGGCAATGGCACGGGCACCGTAGTTGGCGTCTGGCACTTGCCGAGGTCAACTCCAAGGCTTACAACGAGAGCAGCATCAGCGTCTGCGGTCCGCTGATCGGCCGCACAGCGCGCATCCGCAGCATTGGCGTTAGCCCTAGCGGTCCGAAGATTTGTATCTGCGGTGTTCTTATTGGTCTGGGCATTAGCATAGATCAACCCAGCATGGGTCACCGCGTCTGCCAGTGCGGCGCGAGTAGCAGCCACCACGGGAGGTAGCGGAAGCGCGCCATGGGCGCTGTCATAATTAGCAAGAGCGGTCTTTGCCGCATTGTAATCGGCCAACCGGGTAGCAAGGGTGCCCGCGGCAGTGCGCTCAGCTTGCTCAGCCACAACAAGATCCTGATGGGCCTTGCCCGCTGCCGTGCGATCCGCTGCGAAGGCCTTAGCATCGATCCGCACGGCCAAACGGGCCTGTACGAGCAAGCCTGAGACATTGTCGCAGGTAGGGGTGAGCAGTCCGACGCGGGCACCGACGCGCACTGGAGGGACGGCAACGCGGGCCGCGATGCCGGGGTAGAGGTTGCTGCCGACGTGAGTGCAGGTGAGCCCGGCGGCACCGCTGTTCAGGGCATCGCACCCAACCGGGTCGGTAGCAGCAGACGCCGGGACAGCCAGGCTCAGGGCCAGCGCACTGCCCGTGGCAACGCTGGCCAAAACCAGCCGAGTAGCTCGCACTTTGGGTTCTCCAGTCTGAGGGGTCACTGTGCTATGAGACGTCCACAGTGCCGACTGGTTGCCTCAGGACTTGGCCCCCTTCGGATCTGGAATCGGCCCGCAGTCCCGAACGCTGGCCCGTGACGCTAGTTTGGCCCCGGCAGGAGGATCGAATTCTTCCTGCAAACCAAGCATATCGATTAGCTCTGCCAGCACCTCACGCGAAAGACCCCATGTTTGAGGGTATTGCTTACGCGCCCAATGAGCACACTGCAAACGCATGGCTGAGCGGTCTTTTAGCGTGTTATCGCCAATCGACACACGATCGGTGTTGTTGGTCTTCATAGGCCGCTATTTTACACAGTCGCGTGCGGCAGCAAAAGTAAGACCACGTACAGGATAATGCCGACGACGAGAAGCGTCACGCCTCCGTGCGTTCCATAAGGAGTGATGCTGCCAGTCACTCCCACCACACTGAGGATGATGAGAATGACACCGATGACCATGCAGATATAAGCCAGAGTAAGCACGATTTGCCCCTAAAATAGGCGAGCCGTCCGAGGCGGGGAGTCGGGGAGTCATCGCCTCGGACGGCTCGTAGCTTCCCCGCGTAGGGGAACTTTGCCCAGCTACAGCTACGCAGCTGGGAGTGCTGCGGGCACACGTCTTCCACTCGATTTCATACCACACTGCACAGCTCTTCGCCTAAAACCGCTGGTCAAGAAGGAATGGCGTGTTAGTTGCAGAAATGCAACTAAGCTCGACCGGCAGGATTCAAACCTGCGACCTCCGATCTCAGGGGTTTCAGTCGGCGCCGACCTACTGCCCACACACGGCGCTCTGTCTGACTGAGCTACGGCCGAGTGGTGCGATCTTACAGGCGGGAAGTGATAGCTGGGAGTCGAGCCCAGTGACACCCGCCGCTACTATCACTCCCCAGGGCGCCCGCGGCACAGAAATTCTAACGCCCTGGGGCTTGGCGCTGATCAGACGCCTAGCCCGCTCCGTAGTCGGCCGCCCGTGTGCAGACCCGCTTGCGCGCCCCAGGGTGCAACTACTTTACCAAAAGTTGGTCGCCAGGAGGGGACTCGAACCCCGTCATAACCAACCCCTCTGGCTGGCATGCTTGAAGCCACGCGGGCTGACGCTACCTAGGTGCACCCAGGCCTGCCGCTACCGCCGCGCTGGTCAGGCTTAAGCCTGCCTCCTTTGCATCACTGGCGGCCTAACAACCTACCACCACAGCACCCGGAACCATCGGTGCCCGCCAAAATGCATGCCTGGCCAGCCATGGCCGGTGCAGCGCAGATGCGGCCAGCGATTACGCCGAACACTGCATCGATTAATAGGAGGCATCATCTACACCTACCGCAATCACGCTGCCATTTTCTACAATATAAGCTAGCGTACCAAGATTAGGATCACAAATTACTTGTATTTGCGGGTCGCCATTGTCAGCAGCATAATCCCACATTTCAGCAGGCAGCCACGCTTCATTCATCTATCCCCACCTTTCCAGCGCCGCACATCAGAGAACCTGAATCTTATACCATCCGGAGTGCTCACCGAGGGCAACCCTCGCTCGTTTCTCCACACATATACGGTTCTCACCGACACTCCGCAGTAGTCGGCAACCAAATCAGCTGGGAGTAGATCACTATCTTGGTACGTCACTATTTGTGGCACTACCCACCTAACTCCGAAATTCAGCATCTCCGCATCCATCCGGGCACAAGCCTCCGCATCGAGCTTCTCAGCTAATGCGCGATAGCTCAGAGCTACTCGTTCTCGCTGCTTGAGTGGAGTTTCTTTCCATGGCCAAGGACGGTTCACCCTGTCTCCCGTCGCGTAGGCCTCCCCACCGATCCCTCAGCAATGCTGGGCAAGGATTTGCCTGTGCGCTTGGGTTTCTTTGGAGGTTTAGGATGATCACCCAAAGTAACTATGGTCAGTTGCTCGTATTCTTTGTCAGAAAAACGCGTGCGACAAAGCTGGCATTGTTTATGGTCTTGGCCCGCCACTTGCGTCAATGATTGGGCCTTGCACCAAGGACACGGCGCCTGCATAGTAATCGTAGCTCTGGTAAGGCCAAGGGCGGAGCGGGTAGCTTGATGCAGCGCGAGAAGTACCAACGCCGCATCTATTCCGTCTGCTTCGACCTCGGCCCATCCTTCTTCACCCCACAGCCGATACTCCCAAGTAGGAAGGGCCAGCAACACGTATACCGACTGGTACAGTAAATCAGCAGCCTTCTTCAACACCACAGGTCCGAGGTACCTGGGCGAGGAACCATACCGGCTCACACCCTTGGGAGTTGTTGCATTATCCCAATCGATGTGTAGTTTCTCAGCTACAGGCTCTGCGAATGCTGTTGTCTCTATCTCGATTTGGTCGGCCAGCGTGGCAAAAGAAAGAGAGATGGGTATCGGAGGATCCTTGGTGGCCATGACCAGCTCGCCCATAGCCGGAGACAGCCCGCGGTGCTGAGCGACGCGTAGCGAGACGTAGTCATGAGGCAAATCAGCGATAGCGTCAGCCACAACCAATTCACAGACAGGACACAGGCCCCGATGTTGCTCGATTATGGCCCCTACATCAACGGCTGACGTCCGATGCAGATGCCCGCAGCCGCCGGGCACCGAGCACGCGTAGTGTGGGCCTAGGTGGCACTCACAGACCCCTAGGCACTCGTCCCGCTCGATTATCTCAACATGCGCACACCGCTCACCACGGGCACAACGATGCTCGATCATACCTGAGCCCTCCACTCGTGAGCCCACTGAAAGTCAATGTTTGCGTTGCGTGCACATTCTTCATCTTCTGGCCGATCACCAACCATCAAAGACATATGCGCCGGGTAAAACTCACCCTGGTACTCGCGCGTCATGTACACAGTTGCTTCGATCAAAAGCCCAAAAGCGGGCTTCCTGCACCAGCAGCTTGCCATTGCTAGCTCTTGAGCATCAGGGTGGTGACGGCACCACAAGATTTTATCGAATAGCTGGCCGGACAGCACAAACGTACGCGCCATTGTAGCTGCGCAATCTTGCATAGTTGTATGGCCGAGGGCAATACCGCCTTGATTAGATACGCCAACGATCCGACCTCCGCCGGATTTCCAGCGACGCATCATCTCCACTGCCTCAGGGAAAATCACCACATCATCGGGCGTGTTAACAAACCGCCCTAGTTCATCGAAGCCATGCCGCACGGTCCCATCAAGATCAAGATAGAGTACGGGTGTAGGCCGGTCCGGCTGTAGGCCGATCATGACGCAAGGCGGTGCCACCCTGAGGGCTGCGGGCGCCCACGTCTGTGCCTGCCTTGGCCTCGCACCCACCAAGCGTTGAGAGCTTCTAGCATCCGCGTAAACGACAGACCCCACATGTGCGGCTCCCTCTTCTGGTGAACGCTTGATGGGTTAGACGCCTCAGCTGGGCGCCGGTTGCCGCGGGATCCTAAGCTAACAGGCAGTGCACAGGTTCCAGAGGCCAACGAAGTACGGATCGGCAGCGAGGTATACGCTACTTCGTTGTTCTCTTCGGCCGACCTCCGCCCGTACCCTGCCCCAACATTCTCTTCCGCCCTTCCTCCACCTCGCGCCGGACGTACATATTAACGCTGCCTTTGCGTCCGGCCTTCCGATATTTCGGCTTCACGCCATAGCGCTTAGCCCAAGTGCTTACCCCTTTTGGGTTGGAGTAGCCGAGGTACTCGGCTAACTCGTAAGTAGACATCAGGGGCTCGTTACTCACCAGCCCTCCTACCTACGCGCTTTTCCAACTCAGCTAGCCGGTTATCCACGCGCAGAGCAAACCACCCATTAAGCAGCAGCGCCACGGAAATACCCGCATCAAACGCAGCTTGCCACATCACGCCTCCAAGAATTCTTGGACTTCGTCCCACCGCTCAGATACCGCGGTGAGAATTTCCCTATGGTGCTCTTCCTGGGTGTGCTCTCCATCAAACAGATCTTGATTGATCTCCTGGCCGATAGCATCTCTGATCAGGTCCATAAGCACCTGAGGATCTAGTGCGTCCAATTCCCAGCTGTCATCACCGTAATTAATAATGTAGTCTTCGGCCCGAGAATCAGTGAGCTTAGCCGGGTTAGGTGGAGGCTCATACTGTTCTACTTGATCCATGTTGAGCGCAATGCGGTTGATCCGGATAGGATCTGCCCCGGCGTGCTCACCTGAATCAATCCCGTGAACACCATTGTCGAGGTAATCGATCATATGCTTAGTGATATCCCGGTTAAATGCTGTCTCGACTCCCGACATGCGTTGATTGAGCCAGTCCTGGGTGAGGAACATCATCAGCCGGTCGGTGATATCGCGGGTCATGTCGATACCGGACGGGTCATGGTCGCCCAGGTGCACAACTACGATGCGCTGTCCGGCCTTGAGGTACCTCAGGTGCCGCTGAGCGGCTCCCCACAGCTCGCTCTGGCTCACGTAGCCCCGGCAGCTGAACCATGCGCAGTCGTGCTCGTCGGCCGCCTGGGAGACGATGCCAGCGAGGGCCTCCTTCTCTACCCAGACCTCAACGCGGACTGGCTGGTTGCTCCATTTGTCCAGTGCGAATGAGCGAGCGGCCGAGTAGACGATATCGCTTGGGTCGCTCCAATGGCTCAGGGCTTGTAGATTACGAGTGCGGTCAATGATGTAGTTCCAATCCATCAAACCGGCCAGCCGCGCCTTATTGATGATGTCACCGAGGCGCTTGTAGCTCTGCTGAGTGTTGGGAATGTGACCGCGCGAAACAAACTGGTAGTACAGCTGCCGCAGTGTCAAGTCGAATCCCTGTCGCGCGTAGTCCCGACAAATGGCGTTCGCCTGCTCGATAACGTACCGGGCATCACCTCCCGGTTTCCAGTTGGTGTACGTGATCTTAGCCATTGCCTACCTCCCTCCGAGGTATCGTCGTTGCTGCATTAGAATCCAGCCGAGTAAGTTGTGCCCGTTACTGCATTTGCCGCAATAGCAGACACCCCATGTGTTGTCATGCCAGGTGTTGCCCTCGATCAGTGCTGCGGATCCAGTGCCCAGCAGCCAACCGGCAAGATCGCTCCTGGGCGAGAACTTGGCTGCTTGGACTCTGGCCATGGCGTCATACCGGCGCCACTCACTCCACCCGTCTATTAAATTCACCGCGCGGCCAAGGCGCTTGGCCTCAGCTGAAGTAGCTGCCGCTGCGATCAGGCGACGCATATTCATATCGTTTGTTTTCTCGGCATGGAAAGCATGCTCAGCCGAGGGGTAGGCGATTTGGTCGAGAAGCACCGGCGTCTGATAGAAAGAAGACAGCCAGTTGTAAGCTCCGCGGAATGAAGTAATAGAGCGGGGTACTGCTATCATGCAACAACCTCCTTAGTAACCAGCAACTTGAAATTCTGTGTGCCAAGCTCGTAGGCCATGCCGATCAGCAAGCAGCCGATCAGAATGGATGCGATGCCGTCGCCGACGTTCGAGCCGGTGAGCACTCGAAGAGCGAGGCCCGCCGCTGCCAGCACGCAACCCAGCAGGTCTGCGGAGTCTTCGACAACAACGGCCTTGACCTCCGTGCTGCGAGTGGTGCGCAGCAGCCGGTACCAACTCAGGCCGCCGCGCTCGGTCGCCAGCGTGCGAACCGCACGCACCCAGGAGCTGGCCTCCAGAGCCGCTGAGACGGCGAGGACTGCGAAGCCCAGCCAAGCGGCCGTGTCGCTGCCCGCGGGCTCTGTGAGGGCCACGTAGCCGGTGTAGATGGCGTAGAGACCGCCGATGGCAAACATGTTGACGCTGGCCACCAAGCCCCAGAAATACCGGGCGTTATTCCACCTCTGAGCGTGCCAGCCGCCACCAAGAAGGATGACCTCGGTAGAGCTGTCCACCAAGCTGTGTGCCGCCTCGGCCATCAGCGAAGGCGAGCCGGTCACCCAGCCTGCTAGAGCTTTGAGGCCCGTGATCACCATGTTGGTCGCAAAAGCCTTGGCCACAACCGCCGTACCGGTGTCTTCCATACTCAGTACATCGTTGAAATGGTCAACAGTGTTACAGCTCACCGCCGGACCTCTTGGTAAACCAAGACGACAACAATCACAGCTCCCAGCGCGGCGAGCAGACCCTTGCTCCACACAGCCGAGATAATGGGGCTCAGGCCGTACCATCCCGCGGAAGCGAGATCATTAAGAAATTGCAGTAATTGGGCCATCTTTCACCAAGCCACCACAATCGTTAAATGATCGATATCTGCGGCAAGCCAAACCTCGGCAGTAAGCAGAGCGCACGCTAAGCAGAGCACATCTACCTCTTGCTCACCCTGAGCGAGTAGATAACACACCCCTTTGCCGTGCAATAGATCAGTGTCGCAACTTCTCTGGGCCGGTGTCTCACCAATCTCTACGGAGACTCGCTTAGGATCTAGCTCGCGCAGCTGGGCCACATTAGCTTCTTGGATCGTGATTATGTCAGTCATCTTCTATCTTTCCTTAATTGTCTTTTGCCTAGAACGGTGCTTGCTTCGCCCTCCGCCTTTGCCTTGCCCGGGCATATTAGCTTTAGCCTGCTCAACATCGGCACGTAAATAAACATTCTCACCATTAAATCCGGGACGCCTGCCGCTAGCTTTAATTCCGTAACGATTCAGCCATGCGTTTGTCGCTCTAGTGCTACTATACCCAATGAACCACATCACCTCCGAAGTCGTCATTTCGATGCTAGTGTCTGAATATCCCGTAGGTTCTGTTCGAGGTTGAGGGTTTTGTTTCGTTACAATAACCCCACCCTCCCGCACGTTCAATAACGCAAATTCTCCCCAAGCAGCTAGCGCTGCTTTATTGTATGCCTGTGCTGCATCCCAAGGATCGGTAAAAGCACCAAGAGTGTAATGCTTCTTGTTGATGTTTATTTGTGCCAACCATTTACCGCGCCTCTTAACCCAACAAACACCTTTGTATCCCGATTTATTATTTACATTCAACCGACGATTAGCGGAATTCTGCTCTCGTGTGCACACACGTAAATTACCCCGCTGATTATTCAGTCCATTGCCGTCTTCGTGATCTACCGTTTGATCAGGGGAAGCTTTAGTTATCATGCGATGAAGGCTAACCCTCGCAGTATCATTCGCCCCAGTTAAAGCATAATAAGTAGTGTCCGATTTTTGTGCATGCCAATTATGTTGTCTAACCTCAGGCCAATCTTCGTCATCAACCAGAGCCACCAAACCGCCGGTAAGCAAGATCTCTTTAACCACTAACCCTCCCTGGTATAACGCTGCTGACATCAACAACGTTACAGCAGGGTTCGCCGGGGCGCAACACACCCACAACATCGCAGCTCAGAGGGCACAACAGCGGGCTCAACAGCCCGCAACGCCTAGCACTCGGCTAGGGCAACCATCCGGTGCATGAGGGCCGTGGCCACCGCCGGGCGACGGCCTAGACCGCACGGAGTGGAAACACCCAACTCGCGGCGAGCTGCACCCTCAGCCAGCTGGAGAGCTATTTTCTGCTGGCCGGAGCTGCCTAAGACGTTGGCCAGCCCGGCGCTCACGTGAACCTCGCTGGGCAATTCTAGGCGGCCGAGTGGCTCGTAGAAACGTGCCTCACCCGGTGCCAGGTGCGCGCCGTCCCCTAGGGGTATATGCACAGCGTTGAGCCGGTATCCCGCGGGCCAGACTTTCCAGATCTCGTTGGCCAGCAAGACGCAGGCCTCCAGCGTCCGGGGGCTGGCCGGTTTGCGGCCCGCCGGATCGATCAGCGGCAGGCCGTTGGGGTCGCCTCCGCAGGTGTGCACGATGAACTCACAGCCCGGCGTCGTGCACCGGACGAACTCCGCCAGCTGCCTAGCGAACCTCGCTGCGGCGCGAACTTTCATAGCCGCCGGTAGCACCGTTACTAGGTGAGTTTCTACCGGTATCGACAGCTGATAAACCGTGCTCGATAGCTGCTCTTCTATGGCGTTGACCTGCTGTGCAGCTGCTTCTACCTCGGTACCGTAGTACTTCCCCAGGAACGGGCCGTAGGCGAATGCTGAGCGGTCAAACGGCCCCGGTACGTCGGCCTGCATACCCCAGGCCGTGAGGTGTGCCTTGACCAGATCAAGCAGCACCGGGTACGACTCGGCCGCCTGCTGTGCGTACGTCAGGCCGAGAGTCTCCGTCGTGATCTCCTGGCCGCGCCGCGCGACGTAGACCGCGCCATGCCAGGGCTTCATCGGATCTTTGTAGAAGCGGGGCTTGACCAAGGTACGAACTTCCGAACGCTGGCCCATGGCCTTGATGGGCTCGATTACCCAGTTTTCGGGCTCGTCAGTAGGCAATGTGGTGAGGTACTTGCCCATGGTTTTTGTAGCGTACTTCGCGGCTCTAGAGTAATCCGTGCTGCCCAGCGTGCCGACGAGATGAATGCGCCGCATTATCTCCACTTCCTTAGTCCGTCAAAAGGCATGGCGTAGAACTCGCGCAGATCTGGATCAGGTGAGCAGCCGGAAGTATCCGGGGTAAGTTGGTAGCTCCATCTCGGCCCGCTCTTCGCAATAATCCGTAGCGCATCGGCCAAGATCATGATTGATCCGTAGGTGGTATCGAGGCCGAGGGAGACTCGCACCGCTCCCAGGATGATGCCGCCGTGTCGACGGTTGTTGCCCATCGCGCGGGCCTGCTCTGGGGTAAGGCCGAGTAGATGGGCCATCAGCGGGTGTGCGCAGAAGCAGCCATCTCTGGTGCTGATACCGAACTCACAAGACAGCACAGCGCCCAGCAAAGCGTAGGGCATGCCAGAGAGATTAAACGTGATCGCACCAACTCTGGGGCCGGTCGGCCACATGCGGTACATCTGCAACCCAGGCACGCTAGCCAGTGCTTCGATAGCGAATTCTAGAAGGGTTTGATCTGAGGCCTCTACCTCGGACATCCCCACAGACATCAGCGTATCCATCGCTGTCGCTATACCGATCACACCTGCGATATTGGGGCTGCCCGGCTCATGCCGCGCCTGCGGGTCATCCAGCCAGCGCACGGATCCGTCAGTGTGTACGAAATCAACGATAGCGCCTCCCTTAATAAGCGGAGGTCGCTGTGTCAGTATATGCTCTGCGGAAGGTGCAACTGCCAAGACGCCTACATCCGAGGGTGCCCCCAATTTATGACCAGACAAGGCCAGCAGGTCTATACCCCAGGCGTGCATGTCTATCTTGCAGTGCGGCGCGAGTTGTGCCGCGTCCACCAAGACCAACGCTCCGTGCGCGTGAGCCAGCTCAGCAATCGCAGCAATATCGGGACGCTCACCCGTGACATTAGATGCGCCGGTTACCGCGACTAGAGCGCCAGGCTGCCGGGCAAGCTCCGTATCTAAAACCCCCAGCAATTCAGCTGGGCTTGACGGCACAGGTAGAAGAGTTAGGTTCCTCCAGGGGAGGATATTGGCGTGATGCTCGAAGGCGAAAGCAATCACCGGACCTTCAAAAGCATGCGCCACGATATTGATAGCGCCCGTGGTGTTTTGGGTCCACACTATTTTGGTGCCGCGCGATGCTCCAAGAAACCAGCGAGCAATTCTCCGGGCGTTCTCGTACACACGAGTGCTCCACTCGGAAGCCCAACCCTTGCCGCGGTGGATAGCCGAGTAGTGGCCTCCGTGCAAGTAGGCGGCAACCGCTTCGACAGCTGACACAAGAGGGATCGCCGACGCCGCGTTATCAAAGCGGATGGCTGTAGTTGTGCCGCCGGTAACTAGCGGAACCTGGGGGCTGGGAACCACCAAGGAAGGCAGGCCCACGGTTTGAAGGCCCATGGGCCAGCTAGCAAGCTTCGCTGATAGGTACGAAATGATCGCGACGCCGTTTGAGGGCCTCAACTTGGCGCTCGCTGTATCGGACGCGATTAGACCCGTTGCTGTACTTGGTTAATAGGCCTTCGTCGCCATATCGGTCTAGTTGGCGAAGACTAATGCCAAGCATGCGCGATGCCGCATCCCTGGTTATGTATGTCTCAGTCGCCATGGCCCCAGATGCTACCAGCCGATGTCTACTTCTGACGAGTGATACCCAAAATTCATGATCAGTTGCAGATTTGCAACTACTGGTTGGCCAACTTGGGCGCCGACCGTGATCAGACTACGGTTGCCGGATGCGCGGACCCACAGCACCAGGAGAGTG